GTTTCCCAGTCACGATCCCTGAGGTATGCTTGCTGACGCTATAACCCAGGGTGAGATGACTGGTGATTTCAACTGGGAATCCATAGCCTATTACAACCATATCATACAGCGAGATGCTCCAAAAGACAGTGATTACTTGTCGGATCAAACCGGCAGCGCTGTAGATGATTTTGTTCTTGACGTTGTACGAACTATTCCAGAGTCTATTATATCAATGGGACTCGCCTGGAAGTCCGGGGGCGAGGGCGCGGCCGCAGGAGCAGGAATAGGTGCAGGAGTTGGTTCTTTTGTCCCAGTAGCAGGTACAGCGGTAGGAGCAAAAACAGGTGCGACAATCGGGTTCTTTGCAGGAACATCTCTTGCCCTTGAGTACGGCCACTCATTTGTGGATGTGCTTAGAGAGCAAGGTGTAGACGTTACAGATGTTGATGAGTTAAAGACCGCAGTTCAAGACCCGGAGTTACTTTCAGCAGCAAGAGAAAAGGGGCTCAAGCGTGGTATCCCTATCGCTATATTTGATGCTATATCTGGGGGTGTTGCCGGTAAGGTAGGAAGCAAGGCTATCCAAAGCGTGGGTAAAACAGCCACAAACAGAGCATTGAAAGTAGGTGCAGCAGAAACATTGGTTCAAGCAGCGCTCGGGGGTACTGGTGAATTGGCTGGGCAGGTGATATCGGGTGAAGAGATTCGACCACGTGACATTGCGCTCGAGGCATTTGCAGAATTAGGACCCGCAGCACCTGTGATGGCATATAGACTTACTGGTCGTATCGGTAAAACACCAGGAGAGTTGGAGTACATGGACTGGGCAGAGCAACAGGATCAGGGCAAACTCGTACAGGCAAATGAAATTTCTTTTACACTTAACAATGGTGAGATTTCCAGTCTTGACAACGAGATGTCGAAACTAAAAGAATCACAAAAGCAAGACCCCACCACAAAGAAGGCTGTTGAAGCCAAGTTACGTAGGTTAAAGGACGAGAAGTACAGGCTACTTAAGGAGTATTCCGAAAAAGTTATGGGCCTCGATGCGGTAGCGCAAGCCCAGGCTAATGAGTTGACCTCGGAGTTGATGACAGCAGCAGAGGTTCTTAAAAAAGGGGACATAAACGCAGAAGAAAAGGCAGCCATCGAGGAAGAGATGGGGAACAATGCAAGGGAACTTGATAATATAATCAACAAAAGAGAACCAAGTGATACGAAAACTGGCACCGAAGAAGTACCGAGTGGAGAGCAAGTCGGGCAAGAACTTGGGGACGTACCCGAGTCGCAAATTAGCAGAGCGCAGGCTCAGATTAGTGGAATACTTCAAGAACGCGCGCAAAACTTAGAGCGCACATCAAGACACGCTACTTCAGAGCAGGCGGCTGAAAGATTTAAAACAGCAAAAGGAAAGTTCTTCAACCTGTTTGACAGGAATGATGCGGCTGCGCTTCAGCAGATGCTCGAGAACAGAGAATGGGCAGACGGTCAGCGCATATCACCAACAGAGCAGCGTACTCTCAACAAGTTAATTCTTGCAAGTGAAGCGTTCGCTAAACTGGAGCCAGACTCAAAGCACTTTAATATCGGGTTTGGAAGACAAGGCTATTACAAGGCTGGTCAAAACGCAGGATATACCAAGAAGAACCTCAAGAACAGTGCTGGTATATATAGCGGGCTTAAAACACAGGCTAAACGAGATAAGATAGGCGGAAACAGAGTCGCTGTAGAAATACCATTAAGAAAAGAGTCTCTCACGGGACGAGGAACAGCAGACAGATATACCCCACAAGGCACAGCATATCACGAGATTTACCATTCTATATTCGCCAAGTTCTTTAACGATAACCCTATTGACTTTAACCAGTTTAGAAAGTTAGTCACACGTCGTTTAAGTGGATCGAGCGTAAAGGAACTCAACAACTTTACACAACGCTACTTAGAACGGGATGACATGGACAGCGCAGGCGCTTACAAATCTGAAGAGTTCATGGTGGAACTCGGAGGACTAATGGCTGACGAACGTATTGTATTCGAGCCATCGTTCTTGGAGGAAGTAAAGGCTTTCTTGAACGCCATCGTTTCAAAGTTGACGGGTAAGAAGGTTCAGATTTTTGAAGACGCTGCTCTTGCAAAAGATATATCTGAATACATGAAGGGTATGGCTAAGGCCGTGCGTGCTGGCGCTGACATCAGCCAGGTGCCCATGTCTGAGCGCTTACAAACAGAGCGCTTCCAAAGAAAGAGACCAGAGGCAAGGGAAAGAAAAGAATACGATGAGTACGGGAAAGAAAAATCAACCGGAGATGTAGAGCAGGTACCCAGTGAAAACGCAGCAGGTATTCCAGATCCAGAGAACTACGAGAAAACATACGACCCTTTAGAGAAGGTGACCGGGTTTATCAAACCTAAGTTCGACAGCCTTGTAAAGAAGTTAGAGAAAATTCTTGGGGTTAAGCGATTGCGTAGCATTAGAAGAGACGTACTGCAAGCACTTGAAGTTTCTGAGTCTATAAATGTGCAGCACATCAATAGATTTTACTTGGCTTTACGTCAAGTGAATAAGATTACCAAGAACATGGAGCCCCAGCAGAGAGAGCGGATTGCTAACCTTGCTAACGACTATTTGTTCGGGGAAAACGCAGACACCAGAGATAATGCTATAAAGGAGATACTTAGCCAGAACCCAGAGTTGGCAAAGCAGTTAGGTAGATTGAGTGCTATTCGTGCGTCTATGCAGGAGTCTATTCAAAACAGTGCTGTGTTCTCCAATCTAAGTACCGAGTTGCAGGATGTTATCAAGGATAATACAGCGATGTACGGCACAAGAACTTACCGAGCATTCACTGACCCTAACTTTAAGTTTGACCCACAGTTACGTAGAGCCGCAGAGAAAGCAATGGTAGAAGGTAGCATAATGGATATCGCCTTTGACATCGACGAAAACATGACGGACGAAATAGCCACGGACATGATGGACATGGGTCTTAATCCAGAAGAGTTCGATGATGTAGTGATGTACGTTGAGGCTACTCAAAAAACAAAGATAAAAAAGCGGGTGAGCGACAGCCTTCGTGGTCTTGAAGAAGGGGCCAAACGGCAGCGCGAAGGATATGGCGAGGGACTATCCGGTACTCGAGACCTGGGTAAATTGAGATTACCTACTAAGAAGTTCAAGGAAAAGTTAGACTTGCCGATAGAACTAATGGAGTACCTCGGCGTAGAGAAAGACCCGTATGCTAAGTTCAGTCACACGATTGCCACGCTAACCAACATGGTTCAGCAATTCACCTTGACCGATAGAGTTAATGAGATTGCACAGCGCAGTAACTTAGGCGACTTGATTCTAACTGGCACCACTATTCGCAACCTTGAAAAGAACTCGCTTAGTTTTTCTCAAATAGTTGAGTTAGGTAGAACCATGGGGGTTATACAAAAGGGAGAGTCTCTGGTAGATTTCTACAAGAGATTAGGATATAACGAATTGCTGGACGAACAGGGCAATCGTAAAGGCGACACCCCCGCTGAGAAAGATGCTGTCCACTCAGCGGTATACGACTTCTATAAAAAGAACTACACAAAAATAGAGGAGAAAAAATCCCCTATGAATGGCAAGGCTGTGAAGAATGACTTTGTTAGTATGCTAAAGCAGACTCCTCTGTATCAGTCCGACAACAAGGCACTCCAAGCATACTATAAATTGCTACTTCAGATGCGTCGTGTTCGTGTACTTTACAACACACCTACCTGGCGCAAGAACATCATGGGTGGTTGGTACTTCCTTGCTGCTAATTTTGTGTTGCCGTTCAATAAACACAGAGGAGGCATCACTGTTATGAAGGACTTGAAGAATCGCTTCAAGAAAATGAAAGACGGTGTGGTTGACTCTGATTTAGAAGTTGTGTTGAACCGAATGGGTGAACTTGGTTTGCTTGGTTCTTCTCCTAACATGGGTATGTTCTCAGATATTAACCAGTCATTTATTGACCAAATAGAAGGCGCATCCCCAGACGTAGCATGGAGTTGGTTGCCGCAAAGAATAAAAGACGCACAGCGTAGAGGTAAGACAAAGTCTGCACGTATAGCGTACCAGTACGGATTCATTGATGACTACACCAAGATGATTGCCTATCTCACAAAGCGTGAGAACTTCGCTAAGAGACTTGAATCAAACCCAGAGGGTAAGTCCTACAAAGAACTAAATTCAGAGCAGCAACAGCAAGTAGATGAGATGACAGCGGAGCGTATCAAGCAGAACATGCCAACCATGTCTCGTATACATCCTTCACTGCGGAACCTATTTAAGTTACCTGTGGGTGACTTCTTGTCGTTTCGTGTAGAAGCATTCCGTAGTTACTTCAGTATATACAAAAACGCTGTATCGGATTTGTCAATGGCCATGACCAACGAGAACCTAACTTCATCACAGCGTGAAGCGTACATGGTAGATTCCGTTGGTACTTTGTCTATGGGTATGTTGTTAGCGACACTATCCACGATGGGTTACCAGGCTATTGCAAATATGTTACTTGAGGACGATGAGGAAGCGGAACTCGCAGAGCAAGCACGTGGTACAAACTATATACTACCACCTTGGATGCAGGGGTCTAACATCGTAGCGATAGGCATGGACGATAGCGGTAAGATTCGTTTTGCCAACATGAGTTCAGAAGACCCATACGATGAACTACAGGGCCTTATATTTGGACGTGATGGTATATCAAGAAACGACCAACTACTAAGCATACTCTCTGACTTCAAGGACCCTAACCTTGCGGCAAGACTTCTGTTTAATCTTGTAGACGGAAAGGATTCTTACGGTCGTCCTATCTTGGATAACGAAGATGTAAGTTGGGTTAACAGATACATCATTGGTCCAAACCTTACTGATTGGTCTGACGCATATGGTTCGTATGTATTTAAAGAAACATTCATACCCCCTAACTTGAACTATATATCTCGTGAGTACCGCAAGAGAATGGGCGAAGCAGAGGAGAATCCAGACATAGAACTACAGCCGTTAGAGACTTCGTTACAACTATCAAAAGCATTCCTTTTCCGTGACTATCCAGTAGATATTGCTAAGCAGTTCTATTACAACATGAGTGATCAGAACTTCCGTAAGCCATACATTGATATGAGCGACACAGAGAAGGTGAAGAGAAAGGCACGATTGGATGAGGTTGTAAAAGCATACGATTTTGCGGTGAACTATTCTTCTAAGTTTGAGAATTACAGCATAGCAAACAGCGCCGAGAGTACTATCAAAAGAACATTCAAGGATAGTCCAGAGGAGGTTATGTACGTGTTGTACGGTGTCGAACTTCCAGAGTAGGATTGGTATATTTGTAGGATGAAGTGGACAGAAATTTTCAAAGAGAGCAACGACTACAATGAGAAGACCGTTATAGGCTTTCTGTCCTTTGCTATTATGGTCATCGTAATGGTGGTGGATGTAGTCACAGGGTTCTTTGGAAGCCACCTACCTATCAACGACTTTGTCTACAACTCTTTTCTTGTCGTAACGCTCGGCAGTTTTGGAATAGCAGGACTTGAGAAATTTGCAAAGAAGTGAAACAGATACAGCGCATAAAGTTCTTAGCATCCAAAATACGCCACATATATCTGTATAGTGACAGTCAACCCACAGAGATTACTCTTGCGGTATGTTTGATTATTCTTTCTCCTTTGGTAACTGTTATGGAGATAGGATGGATGCCGATATACAATTTAGTGTGTGTTGGATTTGGTATATTTCAATTGTACTGCATTTCTACCGAGGACTTGCATTGTAGAATGAGGGCAGCCGTTTTAAGCATGAGCGCCTACATATCTACGTTCCTAATATACACGGTAGAAGGTACTATCTTTGTATCACCCACACACTGGGGCTGGTTTGTTCTCGCCTTTAGTGCATGGGGTGTGGTTCGTAGATTGAACGCAGAATATTTACACAGAAAAACCAGAGAAAGATAATGGAGTCTTGGATCCAAATAGCGATAACAGTTGTTACTGTATTAGGTAGTGGTGCAGCGTTCCAGTTTTACACCAACCGAATGAAGATGAAATCAGAAGAACGCAAAGGCGCTGAGGCTAACAACGACACTACTCTTTACCGTGATGACTTGAAGGCACGTGTAAGAAACCTTGAGGAACTATTAGCCCACAGCGCCGAAGAGAAAGAGAAGATGCGTGGCTCCATATTGGAACTCACAGCAGAGGTTCATTCACTCCGAGTCAAGGTAGAGTTCCTGGAAAAGGAAAACGAAATTCTAAAATCAAGATAATGAAATGGCTGGCCGGGTTGATTACAATAGTCTTATTGAGTTCTTGCAGCGCTCAATGGCACCTCAAGCGCGCGGTCAAGAAAGACCCAACGCTACTAAATACGGACACGATTGCTATTGTGGATACGGTTGTGACTCCGCCTGTTACTTTGACGGACACGGTGATAACACGCACACAGGACACAGTAGTAGTTCAGAAAGATAAACTCAAAGTCCAGGTAGTACGATCATATGATACTATCATGGTCGACGCTGTATGTGAATCCGACACTATCGTTCAAATCGTAGAAGTACCTGTCCCGTCCGTCGTTATGAAGGACAGCGACAGGTGGTACAACAAGGTGTACAAGTTTTCCTTTTACGTTCTGTTGATTCTTCTACTGCTTCTTTACTACCTAAGAGTGAATAGACCACTCTAATTAGGAGCCGCAAGCCTCGCAATCTTCTACGTTAGAAATGTTACAAGTAGGTTGCTCTTGGGACGCAAGGTCCTCTACGAATTTGTCGAAGTCTTCCATAATGATTGATAAAAAATAGGTTGTAGCCCACGAAATTGTGGGAGCCGTGAAGGTACGAAACGAAACGATTAGGGTTTCAGTTCGTAATAGGGTGAGTACGCGTGCTTTACGTTCCACTCCCTTACTTCTGCCGGTGTGAAATCGGCGAATATGTAATCCTCGGGTGATGTGAACAAGATGAAGAGGACCAGATCTGACTCTTCCTTATCCATGGCTGGCTTGTTTGCTTTGAATGTTTTCTCACAGGTCTTGATGCTTAGTCCATAGTTCTTATCGGTTGCTTCAACTATGATGTCTGGGTCATCGGTTACGCTCTTGGTTTCTTTCAACAGCGTTGAGACCGTGTAGCGTATAACTTGTGGTGTGATTTCAAAGTAGTGGCGCATCAGTAACTCGCCAAGTATGCCTATGTATTCTGTGTAGTATTCCCTCGATACCTCACCAAGTAGTATAGACTTCTTTGTTCCTGTGCGCTGTTTGTGTGTGCCTTCATAGCGCTCTCGGTTAGCCTCAATGCGCATGAGGGTTAGGTCGTTTGCGTAATGCTTTAGGTATGGCGGTATGGTTAGGTTTTTCATGACAGCCCTTCCAATCTCAGTTTGTTTATGGTAGATAAATCGTAGTGCTCTTTACAATACTCATACAGATTGTTTCCAAGTCTCTGTGCTTTGCTTAGTGTCATGCTTTCTACGGCATCTTTCCATTCCTTTGGGCTACTGCATAGGATGCCTGTCTCTCCGTGCTTTATAACCTCCTTATATGGCGTTACGTTGGATGCTATGATAGCAGTACGTGTGAACCCCGCTTCCACTACCTTCAGTTCTGATTTACACTTGTTGAATCTTGAGTTCTTCAAGGGGCTGAGGGAAACGTCGAAGAACTTGTACAACTGTGCATACTGAGTAATATCCACGGGGTTCATCTTATACTTTGCTTTTAATCTATCTGGGTAGTCCATCAAGTTCATGCAGTACAACTCATGGTCCTCGAATGTCACGCCCATCACATCTAAATCTTTCTGGTGCCCGTTAGCACCAAGGTATCCGAACCTTACTTTATAATCTTTTGGGTTGTCCTTTTCCCAATCAGCCCATTGCTTCTCCTTCTGGTGGATGGTGTTCGCAACAACCCTATACACAGCGTCGGGGTTAATCTTCTTCATCCTTTCAGCAAGGTATGCTGATGGTGTCCAGATCTCATCCGCTATCTGTATACTGTCTTTAATAAAGTACTGTTCATTGTTTTTGTAATGATCGTACGCTGGATTGTCTTTTGGCAGTTCCCAATAGTCATCGTTGTCAAGTATAAGTTTGACGTCGTTGTCTACTAAGAATTGTTTAAAGGATTTAGCATCGGACACTCCGAATCTTCTTGAGCCCACCAAGTGCGAGACACCAGACAGGTCAAACTCTTTGAGTTGATTAAGGCTGTCGATGAAATGCACGTTGATTCCCTCCTCTTCCTTTAATCGGAGGAAGGGAGTCATCAACCTGTGGTAGTTAATACCGTTTAGTCCGTCAAGATAAATCAGCGTCATCATAATACTCCAGCAGTGCAGAACGTATTAGGTCAAATTCTGAATCAATGTTTCTCTTGTACTTACGGATGGTGTTGTGAAGCCGTTCAGCGTCCGTTCTCGGAGACCCTGCGTTTGTGTGCAGGCTCTCGTACAACTCAGTCGCTGCCTCATGCATGCGGCTGGTCGCAAGAAAGTAAACCTCACTCAACGATTTGATATCCATGGCATTTTATTTTGGCTATAAACTCGTCCTTCTCTAACGTCGGGTCATACTTTGTCGACTGCGAAGTAAAGAATTTCGGATTGTCGTCTTTAATATAACCATGATTTCGCAAATAATCCGCCAAAAATTTGCAACAACATATAGCGTTATCAACATCAAAGCGACAATTGTAGACAACATGTATAGACATTTGGTCCATAGTAAACTTGTCCAACTTGTCCATTGCTTTTTCAATCTCGCCCCAGTACTTATCCTTATACTTCTTCCTTACCGCATAGTGTCTACCAGAGTAGAACTGGTTGAGCGACGGTGGCTTCGGTAGAGATACACTGATTTCTTCATATTCATTCACACTCTAATATAAGTCCAATGTGCTGTTCTTGTATGCTAAAGGCTTAAAGTTTTTAACACCTGTTCCAAGTTCACTGAAACCTGTGTAAGAAGAATTGATTTCTATTAGGACAGGATCCAGGTATGGTGTTGGCATACCACCCGTCTCTTGATTGCGTTGCTTGCGTACGTGTATCTCTGTACGTATACGTATAGCGTGCTCATCTGACTGCACTTTTCTATGAAATGTCAAGAAGGAATCGCAGCGGTTCACGAACTTACCGCCGCCTTCAGTCATAGCCGCACCAGGTGCAACGGGTAGACCATCGGGCCCGGTGATACGCTGTGCCTCCGTGATGCTGTGTGTGTTCAGCCATATCGCTATGTTATTAGTAACGCTAAACGTCAGCATCTCAGACGCCGCTTCATAGTGGTATTCATGTGAGGACAGTTGTGCCCCCTTAGATATCGTAGTCTTGAGTGAGTTGTATGGGTCAATCAAGAACCCATCGTACTTCTCCTGGCGTATGAGTTTCTCAGCGAACACAAGCAGGTCTGTGTAACTGTACACTTGCTCGTTGCTGATGACTGTGAAGTGCTCATTGACCCACTTGTATGCAGCGATACGTTCCTCGTAGTGCATGTCGGTAATACGTAAGTCAACCAAGAACTCCATCAACCTCATCTTGATAGAGGCAGTCTTGTTCTCGGAGGAGTATATAATCCAACGCCAACCATGTAGCACTGAAGCAGACACCATAAGATACAGCGCCGTCGTTGTCTTACCTACGTTGCTGTGTCCGTTGATAATGGTAAACTCTTTCTTAAATAGGAAGTGCTTGTCGAGTTTGGGAAAGCCTGTGCTTAGTCCCTTCTCTATTTCTCCGTTGGCGAACTTGTTAATCCATTCCAGATCATGGTGGTCCGAGGAGATAAAAGACATGTCGCCATCGTTGATGCGCATCTCTCTACGAATCTTGTTTTCGTCATCAATGACCTCACGTATAGGCATCGAGCGCCCCTGCGTGATACCATCCATGATGGTCTTGCGTGCCAGGTCTATGTCCTCCACGTCTCTTCGCATCAGTTCACGTTCCATTACACGAATAGCCTCTTGCTCCTCCATCCGCCCAGCGCTGATGTATCCACCACATAGGATAGCCGCACGTAATAATATGTTGTGCTTCTGCCCATCGGGTGCCTTGCGTATCATGCGTGCAACGATGTCTATCTTGTCGTAGTCGGTATAGGAGTCTTGCTGTACTACTTCCTGGTGTTCGCTACTCTCTGATAGCATAGCACCAAACACCTTGCACTCATCGTTCTTGATGAGGTCTGGGTCGTAACTCTCGAAGCAGGCCCGAGATACATTAATCCCAGAAGGGTCTACCTCTAACCCATAGTTTCTTTCAAAGTAAGATTGTAATGCACGGAAGTGGTCACGGTGTCGCTCGGGATTACTAATACGGACAAGTGCCTTAAGACCGTCTCCACTTGGAGACACCCAGCATGCTCGTATGTATTCATCAGTACCGAGTAAAGATTTGTAATCGTTGGTGTCGATGTGGTCAAAGTCCAATACAACAATACCACTGTGTCCTTGTATCTGCTCATCCCTTCTACCTGTAAAGACTCCAGAGAACAGCGCTACGGGTAGTGTCTTCTTAACTTGTTTGTCTCCAGATCTTACTTGCTCGACCTTCTCTTTGCTCTTGCCCTCGATGATTCTATCAAGCGCAGATTCTAAAGTGATGTAGTACGGATTGTCAATCGTTGTGATTGACGGGAACATTGTGATTGAGTTAGCCCCAGTGGTCGGCATAGTCTTCTTCTTTATGTATTTCCGAATATCCGACAATCTTTTGAGACTTGATGTTGAACACTCTGAAATTTTCTTTCTTGGCTGTGAGTTTAGTTTGGTCCTCTAAAAAGTCGAGGGCCTTCCGGTCTTTGTTAAGGTGCATCAAATTCTTTGCTCGGCTTACACATTCCATGTCGTGCCACTTATGGATGGACATCTTCTTGCCTCGGCGTGTTTGCCACATGATGTCTACAACGTACCAATGAATTGGCTGGCCATCCCGTACTGCTTTTTCTATATCGTATTCTTCCATATGCTTTTGTATAAAGTAAAATCTTCTTTGTAGTATAAGGCAAGTAGTAGGCCTGTCTCTTTATCTATCGTCCACTGCTTAGAGGTAGTGGTGTTAGTCCGCTGAAGCGGTAAGTCTACGTCTATTTGTTTACAGACATAACTCCAATGCGCCTTGAGGTTAGATACATTGCCAATCCATAGTTCTTCATTAAGCCAATGAACTTGCTGATAGGCATTCCTTGGTTGGCTCCAATGCTTATCGTATACATGGAACTGTGCAAACATGTGTTTGTTTATAACCTTATTGGGTGAGCGTTCGAGATGATGTTCATCGTTAAGCAGCCAATGCAAGTTGTGTTGATCTGGAAAAGTATAGTCAGCGTTGTAAACGAATGAAGATATGAATCTCTCTTTAGGCTCTCGAACAAAAGCAAACTTAAAATAGGAGTTCCATCGTTCCTCCCCTGCAATAAGGCGCACTTGGCTTGCAAGTTCATGTCCGTATGGTGGATTACTGTCATCCCCCCTAATGCAGTCGGGGTCTTCGTTTATCAGCGCCTCCTCCATAGAGGTGCTTGCGTTCTTTGGGACACGAACAAAAATACATTTAAGTTTATCAGAGATGACCATCACATTAAATTTTTAACAGTCATTATCTCGTAGTTATCCAAGGTTTCTGGGTTGTCTGTGTATAAGACTACTCTATACTTTAAGTGACGAGCAGATGTTTTTTTCTTTACCATTACCTGGTCGAGAATCTCAGCCCCTTCCAAGAACTTATTGGTGTATAGTTCGTTTACTCTGCGTCCGTTACTGAAAACATCTATATGCTTCTTGTGTGTCTTCAAGCAGGCAATGACCGTAGTGTGGTGTCTATTAAATAACTTTCCAAGGTTATGCATAGTGAGCGTAGAGTTCTCTCTCAAGTACGCCCATACCATACAACGTGTTTCGACCAGGGGTCTGTCCCTACGTGAACTTGTTAAGTCCGAAGCGATTACCCTGTTCAACATACTAAAAGTTTCAGTTGCTTCGTCGATTGCGTGTTGGTCAATCGTGCGAATGAAATGATATTCGTTACTCATTTGTCAATGATAATTCTTTTGTAATAGTTAGGTGCTACCCTTTTAATCTCTCGATAGAATTCGTTCTCTGCTTCTCGCAGTTTCGATTTAGTTTCCGTGTCGCCTTTGCCCTTGGTTCCGAACGACGTGTGCAACAAGGCTAACGCCTCAAGTTGCTTGTCCACGTGCGCGCGTACGAGAGGGCACATCTTCGAGCGTGATGCGCTCTTACATACCTTGTCCATGATTTGCTGAGTTGGGGTTTAATTCAAAGTGAGAACCAAATGGATCTGGTGTGACACGTATGTCGATAGCATACACGTCATCAAACTCCTGGTACACGAGATACTCTCGCTCTTCCAGGAAACTCTTCATAGCATACACTCCGCCTTGAATGTGCTTGTGTTCTGCCTTAATAATCCTTGGTCTGTGCGGACCCTCGTACATCACCTGGTTAAGTATCACCATGTCATGACCTTCGGTGTCCACCTTAAGGAAGTCTACTTGCGGAATGCCGGACTTCGTTAGCATGTTCTGATATGTGATTGCTTCTACCAAGCGTGGAGTCACATACTCCCCGTTCGCTGGGTTGGTATACTCCGCAAAGGAACTCATCCCTGCGTAGTCTCTGTCCTTGGATACGATGTCCTCGTTGAATACGTTCATCATACGTGAACCAGGAATTGCATCTATTGCAGAGTTGATGTAACACACGCTGTCGTGTTTTGGTAGGTTATCTAAGTATTCCGCTATAGGTTCTACAACTACCCCGCCCCATCCTTTAGAGGCAAGGTCGTTAAGCGTATCGAAATCACAACTGCCTATCTCTACAAAGTATTTAGTATTCTTCATACAGCGTCTCTGATTCTGAGTAGTAATCCTCGGGTGCCATGTAAACCCATGGCTCAAGTATTGCATTGTGATATGAGAATCCTTCACGGTCTAAGCCAGTGACTAAGACTGGTTTCTTCTCACGTCTGTACCATTCAGGATGTCCTTCGAGCATGTCCAATCGGTTGAGCGTAGGTTCATCCACGAGGTACACCTCTACCTTGACACGCTTACCCGTGCCCTTCATGTCTACGAGGAAGGGTAGTCCTGATCCACGTACCACGAGCGGGTACTCATCCTCTGTGTATCCCTCTCCTACGAACACGGAGTCCGCTAAGAGCATGTGATTACCATACCCTCTCTTGAGTGTACCGTATACAGCGACTAAAATATCGTGCAGTTCTTCGCTATTATTTCCTCGTACCAAAAATCGACGTCCATCTTCTGCGTACTGCTGAAGACTGTCGTCCCTTTTCTCTTTAGTATCCATCGTTTCTTGCGTTTATTAAATTCAATTGAGTAGTTGGTCTTGACCTGGACTGGTGGCTTACCACTCCATGGCCTATTGCTTCCGTAGGGTATGCGTTCTTCGCCTCTTTTGTGTGCCATAATCTTTGGGGTTAAATGTGGGGAGGGCTTCCCTTTCGAGAGGGGTTTTGCCAAACAATATTAATAATAGTACCCTCCCCGACATTAAACTTTAGAACGGCAAGTCGCTACTGCCTTGCGCTACCGTCTGGTTCGCTTGGCTGTTAGAGTACTGCGTTCCATTGGCACGTGGATTAAACACAGATGTGAATGCTGTGCCGTCGGTCTTGATGATGAAGTCTACGTTCACATTACCTGCGCCCGTGAGATACTTCTTCATCTCATCCAACTGTGCCTCTTTAAACGAGATAGAGTACTTGACAACACCGCTGTCAAACTCTTTGCGTTCGCCTACATATCCGATGTAGACATCTTTCTTTTGCTGATCCATAGCAATTGAATTAAATTTCCCCTTGGATAAAGAACGTAGAGGATGGCTTGTCCTGTTGGTAGTGCTCTCGAATAATGTTCAAGGCACGAGCCACCTTACGCCTGCCGGAGTCAAGGGTTTCCTCCGATGCTTTGTATACCGCTGGTAGGTATGGGTATGCTTTCTCTTGTACGACCCAATAGAAATCCTGGATGCCAAACGCGTGCGTATATAAGAAGGCCTGGATGTCATACCCGAAGAAACGTACGTCTCTTGTAAAGCCCTTAACACTACGTGATGATTTGCTGTCGGCTATGAAGCCTTCTCCAAGACAGTCTAAGAAACCACGGAAGGGGATTACCTCTCCGCCGATGTCAAGTTTCTGGTGAAACTCAACCTGGTAATCCCCATCCAGGTATATGCTCAGAACTTTTGAGTCGTCCAAGCGAGTAATCATGTCGATGCATTGCTGATAATCCTCAATACCCAAGACGGTCTTGCCTTCAGCCAATGCTTCTTGTTCTTTCTTCCACTCCTTGTATGCCTTGGTCACACGTGGGTTCTTTCCTCCCAGATCCTGTATAATCTGCGTGTCATCCATGACGAAGAACGTGGAGTCAAACTCATGCGGCGTGAAGAGAAGGCAATCGTAGGCACTACCAAATGTGAGTGCCTCCGATTCCTTACGCAACTTGCCTTGCATGTATAATTCAAACAGCGCTATGTCTTGTAGCGCGTACTTTATAGATGAGTACGATAGGTATTGCTTACCCGTTCTCTCTACTAAAGATTCAAACCATCCATTAGTCATACTAACTTATCGAGTTTGGTTTGCTGTGCTTTAGTAAGAGTGTCTCCGTACTTGTCTTTAATCTGTGTCAATCGAGTTGCACGCTCGGGCTTGTTCTTCCCGTCCTTGATGTAGGTAACAGCGTTCGCATAGATTTCGTTGTTGCTTTTCGCAGGTGCCGCAGGTGCGTCTTGCCTCTTGATAGCCATGTCAACTTCATCTGCTGTTGCGATAGATGTTTCGATACCAATACCCAGGAACCCAAGCGCACGACCTACGGCTGAGGTCTCGCAGTTCTCTACGTATGATGTCTGGTTGATGCGTGAAGAAGACTTGTCTTCCTGGGCCATGCCTTGTGCGACCACGGCTCCGTCCGCATTAGTAATGGTTGCTTGCACCACGCATGAGTCTGCGTCTAGGTGTAGCACGTCTGTTGTAAGTCCGTAGTCTTTGAACTCGGACAGTGTACGGAATGCAATCACACGTTGGTTAACCTCAACGTATTGCTTCCCTTTGATGTTCGTTGTTTTGAACTGATAAGTATTGCTCATACTATTTGATTTATTGAATTAAAGTATTTCAAATCTAACTAATCCTCATTTAATTCACAAGGATTGTCGTGTATTTTTTCCAACGCCTCTGCCAGCCTGCGATCGTCGGCCATGTAGATGTTGTTAATTTTCCTCATCCACTCCAGGAATTGACTCTTTCTTTCCATTGTCTCTAGGTTTTTTCCATTCGATGTCCCACTCATTGATGTATCGGAATACAGTACGGTCGGTCACGCCCAGGTGCTGGGATGCGACCTTAACGCTTTGGTACTTGCGCAATGCATAGGTCACGAGTATCTTCCAATTGTGCTCAATGTTTAGGTTCTCTTCTTGCTTCTCCATCTCGCATACATTTTAGAAGCCCACGCCTTTCGTTGACGTGGGTTCTTGTACATACTGCGCAGTCTCGCCATGGCGATGCGCATGAACTGTTCCATAGTTTTAGTCTCGTTCGATCCCATACTCGTCCAAGTCTCTGTTACACAAATCAATTATGTCCATCATCTTTTCTTTTGGGTAGCAACATGATGAGCAACGCAAGCGCCCACATCAGTATCACTACCAGTATCGGGAAACTAATCATAACCTACTGTGCGTGTAGGTTAGCCAATCTTCTTTTTTAACACCTTCATCACAGGTGTTACACCATAGGGCCGTCCAACTGAAGTGCCCTACATTCCTCTCTGTGTTGCACGTCGGGCAGAATATCTGTCTCTGCCCCTCACGTGGTGCACGGGTACGTCTGTTTACATTTTTGAGTTCCATACTACATCTTTATCAATCTTAATCTTCTCTGGTATTTACGTATCAACATCGCTGAGTTTGCCAACTGATGTTGCAGTTCATCCGTCCACCCAAATCTACTTGCGTGGATCGTTAGGTTTACCTGGTCAAGCATGAGCATATCCAGGTACGCCTCGGTCCGTTTGATGTGCTTGTACTTCCGTGTCATGAGAAAAGACTTTGGAGTCCCTTGATTATCACGTAGAAGAACGTGAAGATAGGGCCGTACAAAAACACATAGGCAAGCACCTCCACTAACAGCGAAGGTTTCTTGCGGGGTTGAAATTCTTTGGGTGTCTTAGGCATAAGCAGTTGCATTTAAAATTTCTAAACATAATTCATGAGGAATCTTACTCCTCTCGTGGTTGTTGGCACGACCTTGCGTGCCTGTCCTGGATCCACGTGGTGCAGGTTCGTGGCACGGAGCACCGTTCTTACACATTGGACGAGGGTTCCAGCGAAGGTCATTCGTCCATATGTCGGTTGGTTTCATACGGGTATCTCCGTACTGGCAGTACGTAACCGTATGTCTCACAGGGTGGCGACGCATGAAGTCCATCTTGCGTAGCATACCACGTGGGTTCTCAATGTAGTACACAAGGTCGGGATTCTTTTCGGTAAAGTAATCTATAATCTCATGCACCTTAGCAATCATCAAGTCAGACTTCTTAGCGAACTCTGTCTTGGGTTCTTGTCCGTTGCGGTGATGACTGATAGCGGCTATACTGTACGTTGTACATGGGGGTGACGCCCAGATCACATCGGGTATCATCATGACCTCACGTACATCCAGGTCCAGGATGTCAACCACGTAATCAATACCGCCGAACTGAGTGATGTCACTTGAATACACACGCATCCCAAGTTCCTCTGCGGCTTTACCCACTGAGCGTGAGCCCGCAAATAATTCTAACACATTCATCGGTATTGTATTTTATGCACCTTAACAGTGCCTTCGTTAATCATAGCAAACACGCTATCCCAATCGCCAGCATCCATCGACCACTCAAGGTCATCCTTGTGGTGTGGTATTCCAAAGTTGCTGTACGCAAATCGACCGGTGTTGATATAGAAATCTCCATCGTCGTTCTTCTTCGCTATCCATCTGTACTTGTTATCGCACATCACGGATACTAAATCAATCTTGATTTGGTGTACTGAATCGTATGGACTTGGGTCCACTACGAATGTCGGCGGGTTGTCCCGCAGTAATTCATACAAACTCATAGGCAAGTTATTAGAGTTATTGTTTCCAAAAGTCCATCGTATCTTCTTGTTCCACCTGGACTTTGTATAGGTGGGCAAGTGCTTCGTCAAGTTTCACACGGACGAAGGTGCTGTGTAGAAGTTGAGCAGTGTCCCTCGCATCTTCCACGAGGGCTACTGCCTTTTGTAACTCAGTCATTACTCTCCACGTTTTTGTGTGAGTCGGTCAAAGAAACTGAGTCGTCGGTTGATGTCATCGGATACCTCATCCGCAAGCGCTTGGTCTTGCATGAGTTCTTCGATGGGAACCTCAATTACTTCTGGCTCCTCTCCACGTGTGCGGAGCGTAAAGGGTTCGTACTCATCCAACTG